AGCGGTCAGATTCACCAAAACAGTAATCCAACAATGATGCATGTTGACTCACCCAGCACAACAAGCGCAACAACATATGCGATATTCTGGGCAAGAGCAAGCGGCAGCGGAAACATATATTTTAACAACTATCTTGGGGCAAATAATCGAACACGTTCTTGGTTTACCGTTGAGGAGATAGCACAATGAGCATACTCAAAGTCGATACTCTCCAGCCAGCTACAGCTAGTGCTATTCATAATGCTGGTACTATTGTTCAAACAGTAAGAAGTGAATACCGAACTTATGTTACTTTGGCTTCTAGTTCATTTTCTGCAACTGGTTTAACAGGTACTATAACACCTAAATTCTCAAACAGTAAAATATTAATCACACTTTTGATAAATGGTTTATTTAAAAGCAATAACGGACAATATATGGCTTTAAGTCTATACAAAGGCACAAGTAGCATTGCTGTTTTAGATACAAGCGTTGGATATAATACGGCTGGTGATGAGATAAACTACGGAATACACAGTAACTGTTATCAACATGAAGATTCACCGTCTACAACAAATGCAACAACATACACGTTATATTGGAGAAGTTCTGATGCAGGAGCAATTGGTATAAACAATTATAATCTTCTTAACGGAGATAGTTTAAGTACCATTACACTTCAGGAGATAGCCCAATGAGTTCAGTATTAAAAGTAGATGCAATACAGAATACGGCTGGTACTAGTGCGCTGACTATAGATAGTGGTGGAAGAATATTGAAGCCAACAACCCCTCATTTTCATGTAACAAAAACGGATGGTCATGTAGGAGCAAACGCAACTATCGTTTGGAATAATAAAGTTAGAGATACTGAAACGGCGTATAATACTTCCACAGGACAATATACAATTCCATCTGGGTTAACTGGTCTTTGGTGGTTTGGTATTTGTGGTATGTCGTATAATACTGGTTATATAGAACTTTCTATACAAGTGAATAGCACTATTACTTTTAGTGCTAGAAACGAGTCAGCCAACAATGCAAAAAGCTGTGCTATAATGACTGTTGGGTATTATGCCACAGCAGGAGATGTANTATCTATTCATACACAAGGGTCATCAAGTATGTACGGCACAGGAANTCCATACGCTTATTGGACNGGATANTTTATAGGATAGNANAAATGACAGATATAGCAACAGCACTANANGAACTAGGCGTAACNGAATGGGTGTTACGTGGAGAGCCNACNNCTGAANNAGAGTTTNNNGANATGTACCGAAAGGTGACAGGCGCAGATAGCAACGGCTCTGCAATAGAAAGCAACAACCCAGACGATTGGGGTACAACTTGGTCAGCGGTCAAAGCTAAGAAGGATGCTCTTGTAGCAGCAGAACCAATGCGTCTACTTAGAGCAGAGCGTGACAGACGATTAGCTGAGACAGATTGGATGTCTGGTTCTGACGTTACTATGTCAGACGATTGGAAAACCTATCGTCAGGCCTTGAGGGATGCGCCAGCGCAAAGTGGCGTTACTGGATTAGATGATGTAACATGGCCTACAAAGCCATCGTAAGGAGTAGAGTATGAGCAAGGCACGAGAACTAGCTGAACTAGGTGGTGCTTACAATGACGCTGCCTTGTCGAACCGTAATGTTATTGTTAACGGTGCCATGCAAGTGGCGCAACGTGGAACCTCGTTTGCTAGTGTTGGGAATGTTTATACCTTAGATAGATTTCAAATGTATAAACAAAATACTGGTGCAGCTTTTACCATTACACAATCAAGTGTAACAGATTTAGAGGGTTTTGCTAACGCTTTAAAAGTAGATTGCACAACAGCAGATACTTCTCTTGCTTCTAACGAACAAGGATATGTTTCTTATTTTGCGGAGGGTCAAGATTGCCAAAGACTTAAAAAAGGACATGGTTCTGATGCTGTACCGACAACTTTATCTTTTTATGTTAAAACAAACAAAACAGGTCTGTATACTGTAACAGTTCTTGATAGAGATAATACCAGAAAAGTTAACGGTTCTTATACAGTTGCGAATACAAATTGGAATAGGTACAGTATAACTTTTCCAGCAGATGCATCTGGTAAATTAGATGATGATAATAACAAGTCTTTAGAAATATTTTTTAATTTATACGCTGGAGCAGACACAAACACTGGAACTTTATATACTGCTTGGCAAGCTGCTGCTGATGCAGGTAGTACAACTGGTCAAGTAAATTTTGCAGATAGCACAAGTAATGATTGGGAAATCACAGGAGTCCAGCTAGAAGTAGGCTCAGAAGCCACGCCCTTTGAGCATCGAAGCTTTGGGGATGAGCTTGAGCGTTGTCAAAGGTACTTTTATAAAGAATCTTACTCAAGTAATTATGGGCCATACTTTTTACAATATATAGGTACTCATAGATTTGTTACTATTTTTCATCCTACAACAATGAGGGCAACACCGACTTCAACCGCAGGATATTCTTCAACAAGTGGCACTGAGTATAATTCATCATCTAGGCACTTTAAATCATATTTAGCTGAAGGTTCTACTTCAGGTACACAGCATTATCTTACATCATACCAAGCAGATGCGGAGTTATAAATTATGATAGTCACTTCAGCAAAACATATGCCAGATTTTATGGGTCAACCTACTAATACTGTGGTAGCAACTATAGACGGTGAAGAAAATCATGTTCCCCTTGACCCTGCAAACCGCCACTACGCCGCTATCCTCGAATGGGTAGCTGACGGAAACACAATTGAGGAGGCTGATTAATGCCATATATAGGTAATCAACCGGGAACGGGTGTTCGAAGCCGTTTTATCTATACAGCGACTGCCTCCCAGACCACGTTCTCAGGGGCCGATGACAACAGCAAAACGCTGAAGTACGCAGATTCTGCATACGTTGACGTATTTTTAAATGGCGTGTGCCTTGTGCCGGGAACCGATTACACCGCTAGTACAAAAACTAGCATCGTATTAACCCAAGCTGCTTCGTTAAGCGATACTTTAGAAGTGATTGCGTATGACATAGCGTCAATGGATGACTCCATTGCAAAAAGTGGCGGCACGTTTACTGGTGACGTAACCTTTGCAGACGGTGCAGATATTATTACAGCGTCAAAAGGTACAAATAACGTTAGGCTTGGTGAAAATGCTGGAGACAGTATTGCTTCTGGTGGTAATAATAATGTTGCTGTCGGAAAAAATGCGGGAACAGCAATGACAACAGCTACTAATTCTGTGTTTGTCGGTGCGCTAGCAGGTGATGCTACAGTAGGTGCTGCTAATAATACGGGTGTAGGTTATCAATCATTAAGTGCAAACGCAGGAAATAAAAATACTGCGGTTGGTAGTAGAGCAGGAGTAGCCGTAACAGGAGTTAATAACACAATTATAGGCGAAGAAGCAGGCATTCTTTGTACTGGTGATGGGAATACTTTTGTTGGTGCTTATGGTGCATCTACTGGTGGTTCTGGTGAGGCAATGACCACTGGCTCGAAGAATACTATCCTTGGAGCATACACAGGCAATCAAAGCGGCTTAGACATCCGTACTTTAAGTAATCACATTGTTCTTTCTGATGGGGATGGTGATGTTCCCTTTTTTATAACTAGTTCTCAAGGAATGAAAGTAGATGGTGGAAGCGGTGACCTTGGTAGTACAACTGACCCAACACATGAACTTGCAGGAGGTTATGGTAATAGTTACTATCTTACAAGACTTAGAGTTACATCAAGCGTTGGCTATCCATTAGCTCTCCAATTTGCTAATTCAGCGCCTAATAATAGCACTCAAACTTTTATTGAGGCTTTTGATAATGTTGGACATAAGTTTAGAGTCACTTCGGCAGGGGATGTTCTTAACCTAAACAATAGTTATGGTGCGCTGTCAGATGTAAAGTTAAAAGAAAACATAGCTGATAGTGGTTCTCAATGGGATGATGTTAAGGCTCTTCGTGTTCGTAAATATAGTATGAAAAAAGATGAGGTTGATGCGCCAAATAGGTTAGGTGTTATTGCTCAAGAACTTGAAGATGCAGGAATGAATAATCTTATTAATGAAATTCCAGATGCGACACCTGACAATCCAGATTTAACAACAACAACTAAAACAGTTAAGTATTCAGTCCTTTACATGAAAGCTATCAAGGCACTGCAAGAAGCAATGACTAGGATTGAAACGCTAGAAGCACAGAATACAACACAAGCAACACAAATAGCTGACCTCATAACGAGAGTAACGGCACTGGAGGCAGAGTAATGGCAGTATCAAGAATCAACGAAGCTGGCCTCAACGTTAACCAGTATGGGAACAGGAACGTCATAATTAATGGTGCGATGCAAGTTGCTCAGAGGTCAACTTCCGCAAGTGGTATAGGCGCTAGTGGTGGTTTTTTTGCTATAGACAGATGGGCTTATTCAACTAACAATTCTGCTGGAAGAGTAACTATATCTCAAGATTCAGACGCTCCAGAGGGGTTTGGTTACTCTCAAAAAATTGCTTGTACTACGGCTGATACGTCTATTGCAGCAGGTGAATATGTTATTTTACCGCAATATATTGAAGGGCAAAATGTTCAGCAATTTAAAAAAGGAACAAGTTCCGCTGAACAAATTACCGTTTCTTTTTACGTCAAAGGAAATGCCGCCGCTACATATACGGTGGAGTTAGAAGATGCTGGTAACGGTAGATATAACAGTCAAGAGTTTTCTGTAACTTCAAGTTGGACAAGAGTTACTAAAACATTTGTAGCGGATACTACAGGGACTATAACTAATGATAATGGAAATAGGTTTAGATTAAACTTTTGGCTTCATGCTGGATCATCCTATACTGGTGGAGATCACACGGACAATGTGTGGCACACTACAGCGAACAAACGTGTGGGTGACAACGCTACCTCTATTTATGATAGCACAAGTAGAACCTTCTTTATTACAGGCGTTCAAATGGAAGTAGGCGACACCGCCACGGACTTTGAGCATCGAAGCTATGGTGATGAATTGCAGAGGTGTAAAAGATATTTTGAATCAAAAAGTTTTACTACGTTTATTGAAATTGGTTACTCAAATGGAACAACCTCCGCACACTGTATTCTTCCATTTCTTGAAAAAAGAGCTGCTCCAACTGTTACTTTACCAGCAGCAGGAACTAGCACCAATCAGCTAAGTTTTAGAACGCCCACTGGTGCAAACCCTTCAACAACAGGGTCTAATTCAGTTTATGATTTAACTACAACACAAGGTAGGATTCAAGGAGGCTCTTATGCTGGTTTGACCGCTGGTGGTGTTTCTTCTTTATATTTAAATGGAACTGCCAGTGTTACATTTGATGCGGAGTTATAAAATATGAACATTACATCAGCGCAATATTTAAAATCAGAGTTTGATGGTAGCATTTCAACTATAAAAGCTACAATAGATGAGCAAGAAATGTCTGTGCCAATAGATACTGGTAACCGTCACTACCAAGCCATCCTTGAGTGGGCGGAAGAAGACGGCAACGAGATCCAAGCAGCGGAGTAATGTTACATGCCACTAAGCAAGCT